CGGTTGAGGCGGTCCGCGGTGAGGTCGTCGCTGACGTCGAACGCCATGATGGGTGCCTCCTACAGGGCTGCGATGGCGGGGGTGGCCAGGGCCACGGTGGTCCCCGCGTCCCAGCCCCTGCGGACGCCGTTGACGCCGCGGGTGACGGTGATGGACTGCGGGCTGGACGTGCCGGTGCACGCGGTGGCGGTGACGACTTCGCCGCCGCCCAGGCGCAGGTCCGCCGGGTACTGCGCGGGGTCGGTGCTCCACAGGGCGGTCCCGGTCACGGTGACGCTGAGCGTCGTGTCGTCGGCGCCCACGGCCGCCGCCAGCACGCTGCCGCCGGTGTTGGCCTTGGGCGGGTTGTCCGCGTCGAGGGCGCCCACCGTCCAGGGGCCGCCTGGTGTGCAGTTCGCCGCGGCGGTCCAGGACGTCGGCGAGTACGTCTCGGTGACGCCCTGGACGAGGGCCTGCACCGTGTCCGTGGGGTGCTGGGGTGGCAGGTTGGTGACCTCGATCAGGTCGCCGAGGTCGGCGCCCAGCCAGTCGTCTGCCAGGTCCGGGGCCACGGTCAGGTCGGACGTGATCTGCGAGTACCGCATGCCGGGGGCCGTGCCGAGGTGGACCTGCCACGCGGCGATGCCCGGCAGCTGCCGGTCGGCCTGCGGGTTGACGGTGATCTGCGAGTCGTACCGCCCGGAGCGGGCGATCGAGGCGGCGTTCGCGACGGTCGCCGACGACCCGCCCGACCTGCTGGCCGTGATCTGGTTGCGCAACCCCTGGTCGGACAGCTTCGGCTGGAACGGGGTCGCGATCTCGTTCAAGCCCGCGTCCAGGGACAGGGCCGCGGCCTGGTTGTAGAGGCTGGTGCGGCTCCGGTACCTCAGCCCCAGCCTGTCCCGCTGCTCGCCCAGGATCCCGCCGTCGGTGTCCGCGCACTCCTGCAGCAGCGCCACCAGGGTGCTGAGCCCCTGCGGGCCCATGGGCATCGTGGCGGAGACGTCCCCGCACACGAGCAGCGGCACGCCCTCCTCACCGCACAGGCGGATCATCCGCTCCCCCGCTAGCTCCCCGTCGAAGCCCGTGTCGGCGTCGTCGTAGATGTCCGTGTCCGTCGTGGCGAAGGCGGCGATGTGGCCGATGCGCAGGCCTTCGATCGCGGCCCCGTAGGTGGCGTACAGCCCGCTGATGCGGCCTATGTGCCCGGTGCTCGTCGGCGAGTCGACGCCGTAGACGGTCCCGCCGATCGTGGTCACGCCGAAGTGAATCTTCATGGTGCTGCTGGTGACCTGCGAGGCAGTCAGGATCAGTCGGTTCCACGTCCCGATGCTGTTCGGTACGGCCAGGGTGCTGGTGGTGTCCGGCGTGGTGGCGTCCGCGAACACGAACCGGACCGTGAAATCCGAGCCGTTCAGCGTGAGTTTGAGGTCGCTGAACAGGCCGCCGGCGAGGCGGAGACTGATGACGTCGGAGTCGGACGCCGGTGCGGTGTCGACCCGGTAGACGAGCTCCAGGTGCCACCCGGTCGGCGTGCCGGCGGGGGCGGGCACGGGCGCGCTGAGGGCCGCGGACGACCCGGTGGCCGGCAGGGCCGCCGACCCCGGCAGGGTGTCGTCGGACGCCCAGGTGACCCCGGTCAGCCGGGCCGGGGTGCCGCCGGGCAGACCGGACCCGGCCTGCGTGGACGCGCCCCCGTCCTCGCAGGGCCAGTACGCGAGGATCGTCGGGTCGGACGGGATGCGCCGGCGCAGGGTGGACTGCAGCGGGGACGCGCCCTGGGTCATTCGCTGGAGTGGCCCGTATGCGGTGATGGTGGTGCGGGCGTCGCCGTCGTCGGTGTCGGTGCTGAGGTCGCCGTGCGGCCACTCCGGCTCCCAGCTGGCGATGCCGGCGGTGATGCGGGGCACCCACCGGGTCGCGGCCGCGGGTGCCGTGATCGTCCACGTCAGGCCCTCGTCCCCGGTGAACGTCGTGGCGTCCTCGTCGACGTCGGCGGCGGTGATCTGCGCGACCACGGTGCCGTCGATGCCGTCGAGCACGGCCAGGCCGTGCAGGCGCCCGACCGGGGGCACCGCGCCGGTCTGCGCCGGGTGCTCCACGTGGCCCGCCTGCACGGGCGCGGTGGAGGTCACCAGCGCGGACGCCAGGTCGTAGGTCTGCCCGTCGCCCAGGGCCGCCCACGGGCCGGCCAGCGTGGGGGCGGTCCAGAAGTACACGGTGAACCCGTCCGCGCCGTTGTCGACGTCGACGGCGGCGCGCAGCGCGAGCCGCCCGGACGGGGGGACCACCACGTCGGTCTCGCAGGCGACCGTGACCACGCTGGTCGACGACTCGCGCCAGACCACGTACGGCGCCCCGGACTCGCCCAGGCCCAGCTCCCACGACTGGTTGGTGCCGGCGCTGTCACCGCCCTTGTTCATCAGGGGGGTGTGGTGGCCGGGCGTGTGCCACTGGGTGAGCGTCACGTCGACGCGGAGGTCGAAGTCCCCGGTGATGCCCAACGCGGCGTCGTCCGGGGTGCTGATGCGGGCGCCGGTGCCGGGCAGCTCCAGGTACGTCGTCGACCCGCGCAAGGACTCCTGCAGGGGCACGCCCTGGACCACGTGCGGGTAGTGGTCGCCCGTCGCCAGCTCGGGCGTGTAGGCTCCGCTCACGTTGTCGAGGGTCATGCTGATCTGGCCGGGGGTGACGGCGCCAGCCTCGGCCTGGCGGCCGCGGGTGATGCCGATGGACTGGGCAGGGACGTCCTCGGTGATGTCCGTCCAGTCCCACGCGCCCGGGTCCGCCGTCATATCGGCCCCGAATGCGGCCCGTGTGCGGTGCTGGAGCCGGTCGTCAGGCCACGCCATCCGTCATCCCCCCGATCCGAGAAGTACCTGTGCGGAGCCGCCGCCCTGTGTGCGGACGGCGTTCTGGAGCCACTGCAGCAACGCCCGGTCCAGGCCGCCCGCCTGGATCACGATGGGCTGGGGTGCGGCCGCCGCCGGCTGGAACGCGGCGGTGCCGGCGGGCAGCGCGGCCAGATGGCTGCCCGCGGCCGCACCGGGCAGCGGCTCCACGCTGGCCCCGCGCGGCAGGTTCAGCAGCTCGGGCCCGGCATCTCCGACGACGGCCAGGCCGCCGCCGAGGATGTGGCCGCCCTTGGCCAGGTACGGGACGTTCGGCGTACTCAGGGTGAAACCCCCGACGTGGCCCACGCCGGGGATGTGGGTGTTGACGCCGGGGATGCTGAAACTCAGGCCGTTCCACTTGCCGATGACCCAGTTGATCGCCGACCGGAAGGCGGTCTTGATCCCGTCGAACAGGCCGACGGTGGCCCGTGCGACCCGGCCGGGCAACTTGGTGAAGAACGAGACGACCTGATCCCAGTGCTTGTAGATGTACGCGGCGACCAGGCCGATCGGCCCGGTGAAGAAGCCGACGATGTACGGCCAGTTCGCCTTCACCCAGCCCAGGACGCCCTGGACGGCGCCCTCCACCCAGTCGACGACCGCAGTGAAGATCTTGATCGTCCACGCCTTGATGGTGTCCCACTTCAGGATGATGAACGCGGCGATCCCGGCGACCGCGGCGATCGCCAACCCGATGGGTCCGAGGGCGATCAGCCAGGCCGCGGCCATCTGCCCGGCCCGTATCAGCGACTGGATACCCATCAGCGCCCACCCGGCGACGATCACCGCGGCCGACGCCACAGCGGTTGCGGCGGAGGCGATCCACCCGGCGATGATCCCGACGTTCGCGACCGCAACGCGCGCCGCGGCGGCCACCGCGCCGGCGCCCTGGGCGATCCACCCGCCGACGACCGTGGCCGTGGTCGACACCGCGGTGGCGCCGAGGGTGAGCAGGCTGGGCAGCATCACCGTGGTGATGACGCCGGCGGCGATCTCCAGCTTCCCCTGGTTGTCCTGCACCCAGTGCCCGGCCGTCTTCAGCTTCTGGCCGAAGGCCTTCGCGTACTGCCCGCCGTGCTCCAGGGCGGGCAGCACCTTGGTGCCGAGGACCTGGACGAAGGCGTTCTCCGCGCGGCGTTTGAACACCTCGATGCGGGTGCTCGCGTTGTTGCGGAGGTCGTCGCCCATGTCCTTCGCGGCGCCGCCGACCTTGCCGAGGGTGTCCACCGCTGTGGACGGGTCCATGGAGTACAGGGCCTTGCCGAGGTCCTCGGCCTGCGTACCGAACAGGGCGACCGCGGCCTGGGACTGCTTGACCGGGTCCTTGATGGCGCGCAGCCGGTCGAGGGTGGTGTCGAGCGCGGCCGTCGCGGACTTCCCGCCCTGCCCGAACTGCTCGCCCATGCTCTTCGCGTTCAGGCCGAGCATCTTGAAGCCCTGCGCGGTCGTCGCCGATCCGTCGACGGCCCGGATGCTGAACTCCTTGATGGCGTCCGCGGCCAGGTCGCTGTCGCGGGCACCGCCTTGGATGGCCTGGTTCATCAGGCCCACCGCCATGGCCCCGTCCAGGCCGGCCTTGCGGAACTGGGTGCCGTACTCGTTGAGGGTGTCGACGAGGTCGTCGGCCTTGTTGGCGTTGGTCTGGAACCCGCGGGTGAGGATGTCCGTGGCCTCGGTGGCGTTCTTCGCCAGCCCGGTGCGGAGCATCTGCGACACGGCGTTGGTGACGCCGCCGAGGTCCTGGTCGAACGTCGAGGCCAGGTCGGACACCTTGGTGGCGATGGACTGGATCTGCTTGTTCGTCGCCCCGGGTGGAGCCAGCCCGGCGGACACGGTCGCTTTCACGGCCTCGGCGGCGGTCTCGAAGTCGTCGGTGACCGCGTTGGCGTACAGACCGCCTGCGATCTTCCCGTACTTCTGCGCGACCTGGGGGGTGGTGCCCAGCTGCGCGGCGAGCTTCCCCTCGATTTTCTCGCGGCCCAAGGCCTCGGTGATGCCGTGCGCGAGGACCGCGCCTGCGGCGACGCCTACCGCGGCCAGGCCGAGCTTGAACTTGGCGCCGAAGCTCCGGCTGGAGTCCTCGCCGGCCTGTTCGGCAGGGCGTTCCAGTTCGTCGCCCATGGCTTGCCCGGCGGCCGGCCCGAACCCCCGCATGGAGGGCACGAGCCGTACGAACGCGACGCCGACTTCCTCACCGCTGCCGCTGGCCATGGCGGGCCTCCCTCTACGCAGTTGTGCGGGCCGGCGCCATGCGGGCCAGCACTTCCATCACCTCGGACGGTGACCGGTCCGTGTGCCCGGTGCGGATCCCCCGCGGCCGGGCGAGGGGGCTGAGCGGCCGGGGCCGGTTTCGGCCCTTCGCGCCGTCCTTGGACCGCATCCAGTTCGAGGTGCGGAGCTGGTCGACGGCGAGGAACAGCAGGTGCTCGGTCAGGGTGTAGCCGTCGCTGCCGGCTACCTGGGCGGTCAGGGTGTGCGGGTCCTGGCACAGGGCGGTGTGCAACCACGCGATGCGCCGCAGCGTCAGCCCGTCGAGGCCTCCCTGGTGGCCGCGGAGCTGCAGGTCTACTTCGAGCGCTTCGCGCGCGGCCGGGTCGCCGAGGAGGGCGAGGGCCCTTTTCCCGCGCTGCCGTGCCGCTGCCACAGCCTCACCAGGTCCTCGGCGACGCCGTTCGGCAGCGCCATCAGCGCGGCGTAGGTGTCGGGGCCGGCGACCTCCTCCAGAACGGTCGCGTCGCCCTCGTTGAACCGTGTGGTCTGGGCGCCGGTCATCGAGGCGATGTTCGGGAGCTGGTAGGTCTTGCCGTCGAGACCGATGAACTGGAACGGGTCCCAGGACGCCTTCTCGGCGGCCTGACGGGCGTCAAACACCATGCGCGGATCTCCTTGTGTGCGGGCGCGCGGACGGGGTGGTGCACGTGCCGGGGACACTCCGCGCGAGATGCCCCCGGCACGTGGTCTTCAGGACCCGGCGATGTCCGTCGCCCAGGCCGCGCTGTTGCTGAACTTCGTCATCAGGATGTTGGACGAGTTCGGGAAGGCGGTGATGGTCACCGGGTACATGACGGCGTCGCCGTTCTTGTACGGGACCTCGCCGCGGTCGGTGAGCTCGGCGTTGGGCAGGTAGATCCGGATGACGTCGTCGCCGTCGACGACGTTGAGGACGAAGCTGCGCCGGTCGGTGGTGGGCGCCTTCACGTCGATCTTGTACTCGTCGCCGTTCGTCTCGACGAACGAGCCCGGGTAGAACAGCTCCAGGTTGCTACCGCGGGTCTGGAGCAGGGTGCACGCGAGCGTCAGCGTGCTCTCGGTGCGGGTGGCCCGGACGGTGGTGGCGTTCTGCCAGGCGACGATCGTGTCGACGGAGTCGTCCCAGGCCTCGGTGACGCCGTCGTCGGTGACGTAGCCGTGTCCGATCCAGGCGGCGGGCAGGGCGGTGCTGCTGTCGGTGGGGGCGGATGTGGCCAGCGGGGCCGAGAACATCTCGCCGGTGATCCCTACGCGGACTTCGTCTGCGGCCAGGGACATGGTGATCTCCTCACGGTGAAGGGCGGGTTACCCGGGCGCGCGGACATCACCGGGAGAACAGGTCAGGCGGGTGGTGCGGGGCTGATCACCGCGTTCGCGCGGAGATCCAGGGTGTACGTCGCCCACGAGCGGGGGCTGTTGGTCGTGGGGTCCTCGTCGGCGCGGGGGGCCATGAACTCCTGCACCCGGTAGCACTGCACGCCGCCGAGCAGGGTGGTGCCGGCCAGGGCCCAGATCGCGGTGCGGACGGTCGTCGCGAGGTCGGCGGCGGCGTTGTCGGTGGCGGCCCAGGCCCAGATGTCCATGCGGGTACTGTCCCGCACCGGGGGCAGGGCGCCTCCGCCGGAGCGGCGGACCTGGACGAGCTGGGTGGGCCGCGGGTCCGGCACCCGGGAGACGACCGCCACGGGGTCGACGAGCGGTGTCAGGTAGGTGACGAGCAGGGCGGTCGGATCGGGGAAGGACACGCTGCCCCCTTATTCGCGGGCGGCGGACATGGCGCCGCGGAAGTACCCGTGCCTGCGCTCCACACCCAGTGATCTCGGGTGGACGGCGATGACGGTGGCGCCGGCGCGGCCGCGCCCGATGTAGGTGTCGGCGATGACCCGCACAGGGGTTTGCGTGCCGGAGTCGGCGAGGGCGGCCTCGTAGTACGGGCGCGCCCAGTTCGCCACCGCAATGGCCCGGCGCAGCAGGTCGTTGCGCACCCCGTTGGACTTGAGCAGCGCGTCGGCGCCCGCGGAGTTCAGCTCGAACCGCTCGATGACTCTGGCCATGCGATCACCCGTCCACGATCTTCAAGCTCAGCTCGGTGTGGTGCGGCGCGGTGCTGCCGGTGTTCGCCATCTGCAGCGGGGTGAACATCGGGCCGGGCTGCCCGTCGAGCTCAAACACCATCGCGCCGGACGGGCCGGTCCACTCGATGCGGGCCCGCCGGTCGATCGGCGAATGGTTGGTCACGAGCAGCCACTTGGCCTGCAGCGGGTCCGCACCGGCGGTGGGGACCTGGGCGCGCTGGTCCTGCTGCACCCACGCCCGCACACCGGTGATGCGGGTCGCCCCGTCGCCGTAGTCGTAGACGGTGTCGCCGTAGGCGTCCGTCGACGTCGCCGGCGTCACCACGGTGACGGTGTGCGGCATCAGCCGGTCAGGGACCTTCGCGCTGCTCACTCCGCACCTCTTCATATGTCGCTTCGAAGATGTCCGGCTTGCAGGGGTAGAACTCGCCCTGCACGCCGCGGATGATCCAGTCGCCGGGCTTGGCCTGCATGATGCCTTCGAGTGTGGCGATCATCAGGAACCCGGTCGCGGGGTCGATGCTCACGCCCGAGGCGGGGACTTCGTCGGCGAGCGGGTCGAACGAGCCCTGCGTGTTCGCTTCGATCCACAGGTAGACGCCGTGCATGTCGCCGGTGGTGCCGGCGAGCTGCCGGGCCTCGATCTCCACGGGCTTCTTGCGGTAGCGGGACAT